GGTGCGATGCTTTGGTTGAGTCAGGTGGCGGGAAAGGGGGAGATGGACACGTACCATTCAACCCTTACCTTCATTAGTTCATTGTTTGCTTCATCTATCCATTCAACCGTTACGCCACTGATAGGCTCTTGGCCTTTGAAGTCAATTCGCCGTTCTTGCTCAGCTTGGCGCAAGGCAGCGGCAAGGGGTAGAAGATTTTCTTTTGTAAGGTAACTGTTTACACAAGAAGCAATCCCCAGCAATCCTTTGCGGATCTCTGTGTCGTCAGGGGTTAAGCCCGCTCGGCAGTTTGAATCCATGGTCGGTCGGTCGGTGTTGGTGAATGGGTGCCGGGGGAAGAGCAGCGGTCGTAGCGTCAGACGCTCGCCCACGCCAGCGCAGCCCCCAGCCCCCATATCATAAGCCATTGCGCTTCCCTAAGCCACAATGGCAAGCTGAGAAAACACAACCGCAGCACCGTGCCGCTTCCCTTTGTCACCGCGCCGGAAGTCAAGGTCGAGCAGGTGGGGGATTCCCTCACCGGCATCCTGGAGTTCCCCGTCTTCAACAGCCTGCTGGCTGGGGAGCGGATGATGCTCGACGAGATCGACTACCAGAGCACGGTGAACGAGCAGACCCACCGGCTGGCCCGCATCATCCAAGATATGGACGAGCTACCAGAGGAGGACGCCAAGTTGGTGGCCGCACGCCTGATGGCCAAGCACATCGGGATCCCCGTGGTACTGGAGCCGAAGGAGGACTATATCCGCCAGCGCGAGCACCGGCTGATCCGCGACATTGACAACCGCCTGTCAGCTCAGAACGAGGCCCAGGTCACCCGACTGGTCACCGCTGCGATCGTCTACCGGCTGGGCAAGGTCGATCCCGACTGCGCGAAGTGGACCGACGACGAAACCCGCAACCTCACCGAGGGGCTGCGCAATGCCATCTATGCCTTCATGTTGCGCGAGCAGCGCGGTGGCGGCGCACCAGCTGATCCCGCGGCAACGTTGCAACTGATGGCCGCAAGCCTGGGAAAGCCCAACCTGCCCCAACCGACTGGGGAGCCATCTTCTGGCAGCTCAACGACCTCTGGCCCGGTCACCACGCCTTCACCAGCGAGCACTTCGCCTGGTGCCCGGAAGTCACCATCTGGGAAGCGCTCGACCAAGGAACCCGCCTCCTGAGGGAACGGCTGCACGCGGCAGAGCGGCCGATCGCCAATTTCCATGCCTGGTATGCCAGCGCTCACCGGGACTCCGAGAAGCGCCGCGAGCCGTTCACGATGGAGGAGTTCTGCTGGTTCCTGCCGCCGAAGGATCAGGACGCAACCGAGGGGCCGCCTGCTGTAGCCGGTGCGGCGATGCTGGCCCTCTGCGAGGCGAGGCAGGTGCCAGGGTTCGCCATGGCCTTCTACGACGCTCTGGCCACCGCCGGGGAGGGGACGCCACCGCCATCACTGCTGGCCCTGCTGGCAGATGATGCCATCCTGCTCGCCCCGGTGGAGCACCAGGACGGCTGGCGGGGGCTACTGCTGGCGGAAGACACAGCAGCGGGGCAGGAGCGGGTCTTCAGGCTGGCGGATGATCCGCAGCGGGCAGTGACCCTGTTGGTGCCGATCGCTCCCGATGCTGCAGCGCCAGCATGGGCGGCGGCAGGTTCATGGCTGCCCATCGTTCGATCTGGCGATAGCAATCCTCCACCGCCTGCGCTGCAGCCTGAATCGATGTGAAGTAGCCCAGCGACCACCGCCTTCCAGCCCACCACACGCGAGCCTGATACGGGCGCCGTGCGTTATGGGGACAGTGGGAAACGCCGCGAGGGTAAGAAGCCATGCCCCAGCTTTCCCACCTAAGCCGCTGAGAAGGCTTAAGCCGTAGCGGAACCCTGCGAGGTAACGCACCGGCAGCGCCGGCAGGATCATGACTCAGGCATGGGAACAGGCCTACGGCTTTAGGTTCTTCTTCACCCCCCTCAAGTCTTCGGCGGTTGACCTCAACCGCATCAACCTCGGCGGGCTTGGCACCGGCAGGTTCATTGACAACACCACCCTGCAAAGCTCCACCGCCAAGGTGATCACCGCTGGCACGGGTGACACGTTTGCCGTTGGTGTTGGCACCAAGGCGGTTACCAATGCCGTGAGCACCAGCACCACCGCAACCCTGACCTTTGCTGATGCCCATGGCATCACGGTGGGCAAGCGGATCGCGGTGAAGGACTTGCCTGCCCCCTTCACCACGCTCAACGGGTCTTTCGTGGTGACAGCAGTTACGACCACCTCGCCGCACACCCTGACCTATGCCCTGACCGGTTCGGCGATCACCACTGCCGCCGTATCTGCTGGTGTGGTGGCCCCCTCACTCCTGCTCGACGGCACCGATCCCCCGTTCCGCCTGCTGGGTCTGACCAATATCCAGCCCAGCAACAGCACCACCAAAGAAAGCGTCACCACCTACGACGACGAGGCGGGCAGCTACAACACCCCGATTCCTACCGCCAGGGACAAGACCTGGAGCCTGTCCGGGGCGATGAACTTCGCCGATCCTGCGTGGCGTGCCATGCGGATCTGTGAAGAGTTCAACGTGAGCGAGAAGTTGATGGTTGAGTACGCCGTCATCGGCCCGAACAACGGGAAGCAGGTGGAGTACGGCTATGGCTTCTTCGAGAGCTACCAGCCTGAGCAGGCTGCTGGCACGGTGATCAAGTTCCAGGTAAGCCTGGCCGGTTACGGCAAGGTTGGGCTGGATCTGCTCTGATCATGGCGATCACTGTTCGGGGGGAGACGTTTCAGGGCTATAACCAGCCCAAGCGGACCCCCCAGCACGCCACTAAGAGCCATGCGGTGTTGGCGAAGGAGGGTGAGAAGGTCCGGCTGATCCGGTTCGGTCAGCAGGGGGTGAGTGGTGCGGGGAAGAACCCTCGCACCGACGCCCAGAAGGCCCGCCGTGCGAGCTTCAAGGCCCGCCATGCTGAGAACATCGCCAAGGGCCCGATGAGCGCCGCTTACTGGGCAAACAGGGTGAAGTGGTAGCCAAGCAAACAACGGAAATCCCGGTGTTTGAGTTGATGGCCCCGGTAGTGCCGGGGCTTTTTATTGCCCTTTACGCTTCAGCGCTAAACGGCTGGCTGACCCTCTCCATGCGCTTGGCCCAGGTGTCGCCACCTTCGCGGCCCCGGCACGGGTTGATGCAGGCGGGGTCGTTGACCATGTTGCAGACCAGGCCCGCCAGATCAAGCTCAGAGGCCTTCTTACCGGTTGCCCAGTAAAGCTGTTCGCCTAGCCAGAGGGCGCCGCAGCGTGGGCAGGAGCGGGCTTCCATGGCGGGCTGGCAGTGTTGCGGCAGGTTTCCGGGTGCGTCAGCCGCCCTGCTTGGATTTGGTCAGAACAAACGGCGTCAGCGATTCGACTACGCCTTCTTCGCAAAGGGCTTCAATGAACTTTGGGTTGTCTTGTATTAGTGCTGCAAGTTTGGGTGAGCAAAAAATTGCTACCGTATCGCCTTTTGCATGAGCTTCCGCTCCCACTAAAAGAAGATTGAGGCCCACTGGGAAGCTGTGATACCACTTGTCAAGCTCTAGCAGCGCTGCAATCCGCTCCGCTTTTTTCTTTTCACTATCTGGAAAAATGATGCTGTTAGTGTGTTCAATCTTGTCTTTCATGGTGTGGCCGGAGGCGGTGGTAGTGAATCAGTGGAAAGGGCCTGGCGGGCGGGCAGTGTTGCGGCAGGTTTCCGGGTGCGTCAGCCGCCCTGCTTGGATTTGGTCAGAACAAACGGCGTCAGCGATTCGACTACGCCTTCTTCGCAAAGGGCTTCAATGAACTTTGGGTTGTTGTTTAGGACTTCTGCTAATTTGGGCGTGCAGCAAAGTACCATTGTATAACCCCTTGCGTGATCTTTCGCACACCTTAGTGCAAGTTCTGCACTGAAAACAGTAGCTTGATTCCAGTCTTTAAGTTCAAGCAAAGCTGCAATTTGCTCAAATTGTCTTCTGTGGGCATCGGTGAAGAATAGCGAGTGAGGATAACTTTCTTTGCTCATGGCGTGTTCGGGGGGGGTGGTGTTGATTCAGTGGAAAGGGCTTGGCGGATCAGCTCCCGCGCCCATACGGTTACTGGCGTGTCCTGCCGTTTGCAGTGGTCGCGCACGGCTGCATAAAGGTCTGGCGCCATCGTGAGCTGAATCATGCAGCGGCCGTCTTTGCGGATGCTCATGCTGCTACAGGAGTAGACACAAACTTGTCAAGACTTTCTCGTATGTACACCATTGCAATAAATCTGGTTTGCGGTTCGACTACAATCCTGCTGACACGTGATTTAGCGGGGTCAAAAACAACCAATGCTCGGGCAAAGACGTCAATTTTGTCGTGAGTACGTAGCGGAGTTCCCGTTGTTACCCGACGAGTTAAAGCCTTTGATGCAACAGTCATTTCATCATAACGTGCCATCACTAAAGCTCTGTACTGAGAATAAACAAAATCAACATCGACATTGTTAATAATTTGCACGGCAGCGGCTAGCTTAAAAGGTGCGCAGCTAAAGTAACTCACTTTTGTAGGGCAGAAACTTATTAATGCTTCAATTACGTTTTGCAAGCCTCGATCTATTAACGGCTGAATTTCGCGAGCTGTTGGGCGTGTGTTGTTCACTATCAATGTTCCAGCCAGCCGAAGTACTTCGGCTACCGGCCTAGAGCAGTTTAGTATGTCGCTGTAGCTACGTGATAAACCTCTATCAGTAACTTGATAGGCTTCTTTGGGAAGACCCCAAACAACTGTCGATTGAAATGCAGTATCGGCAAGTATGCAACCGTTCAACCTGTGGTGCGCATCTCTCAATCGACCTTCAGTGTCTATTCCTATTCCTTGACTGGTTACCAACCAATCCCCGCGCTTCATGGCAATGGAGAGAAGTCTGACGTAGTGGGGGCGAATTGGCCTGTTGCCTGGGCTTGTTGCGAGCAACTCTCTCGCCATATCTGGCGTAATGGTCACTATTGCGCTTTGCGGAACTGGGCTGACAAAATTCATGAGACAATGCCGGCGGCTATGCCGGGCGATGGGTAGTTGAGCCCGGCCGGTGGCCAGGAGCGGGCGGGGGGTGCAACCCCGCTTGTTCCGCATGATCGGATCCTAAACGATCGTAAGCCGTTTGGAAAGGGCAACGCCACCCGGTTGCCAGATCGGCCCGCCCGCCGGGAAAGCTGAGGCATGAGCCTGCCTACCACTGCACAGGAGCTGTACGACCTACTGGCGGGCGATGCGGAGGTCAGCGCAGCCTTAGGCGCGTACACGCCTCGCGGCCAGAGCCCTGTCCCCGCCATCGCCGTGGTGCGCCGCAATGAGCAACTACCCGAGGGGGTGGCCGTGGCTGGCCTGGAGGTGGTGATCCTGAACAACCCCGACTACAGCCCTGAACCGATGCTTACCGGGGAGACGGGGCTGAACCCACAGTTCCGGCTGTACGTGAGTGAGTGGTCACCCTCGACCGACTTGACGGCCCTGCAGGCGCTCACCCAGCGGATCATCAGCCTCCTGCCGGGCTGCCGTGCGGTGCCGATCGGTGGTGATGCGCCGGGGCAGGGGCTCGGGGTGCTGGATCAGTACGCCATCAGCTGGACAAACCCCACTCAGTACGTCGTGACACCGGAGAGCTGATATGGCAGGGAATGAGTGGGTCGTTAAGGTCACCGCCGATGTAAAGGGTGTGCTCGATGCCTCGCGGCAGATCGGGCAGGCGGGGAAGCAAGCGGGGCAGAATTTCCAGGACGGGTTTAACGGGACCGACAAAACTCTCTCAGGCTTATCTACACAGCTTAGGGAGACGACAGGCGGAGTAAAAAGCTTTGGCGAATCACAACAAACCATCGTCAAAAATCAAGGGGATGTTAATTCCGTATTGGGTAAAGGCAATAGCATTCTGGGCAGCTTGACTGATGGTGTAAAGAGCTTTGCGCTGCAAGCTGGTTCGGTTCTTACGGTTGGCGCAGCGCTTCAGTTTGCTGGCAAGCAGATTATGGATCTTGACAACGCAAGCGCTGCGGTGCGGACCCTTGGCGTTGACTCAAAAGCACTTAGCAAAGAACTACTGAAGTTATCAACAGAGCTAGACGGTAACGTAAGTCGTGTTGAGCTGATGCAAGCATCTTACGATGTAGCATCAAGCGGCTTTACCAAAACCTCAGAGATTGTCGATATTCTGCGAGCTTCAGCACTAGGCGCTACCGGGGGATTCTCGGATCTTGCCACTGTAGCCGATGCTGTAACATCCGTCATCAATTCTTACGGGCTTGAAGCTTCAGACGCTACGTCTATTGTAGATAGCTTTATCCAAACACAAAATGACGGCAAGATAACAGTTGCGCAATTTGGAAAGCAGATCGGTAACATTGCAGCCGTTGCGGCTGCAGCAAATATTCCCTTAAGCGAGCTAAGTGCTGCAATCGCCGACGCTACAGCAAAAGGAGTTCCTGTTGAGCAAACATTTACAGGACTTAGGCAAGCCATCAGTTCAATCATAAAACCTTCAGAACAAGCCAAGGATGAAGCAGAGAGGCTCGGAATAGAATACAACTTGACTGGCCTAAAAGCGCGTGGGTTCGCTGGATTCCTAGCCGATGTAGTTACAAAAAGCAAAGGTTCAGCTGATAGCATTGCAATCTTGACCGGTAGTGTAGAAGCCCAAGCTCCCATCCAGCAAATTGCAAACGATAAATTAAAAAATTACAACGAGTTCCTGGATAATCAAATCACGAAAACCGGCCAGGCCAAGGCAGCCGCTGAAATTGCTTCGGCAACCATTGTCGGTGGAATTGAGAAAATTACTAACGCATCTAGCAATCTTGTTACAGTATTGGGAGCATCTGGAGGAGGATCGGTAGGGGAATTTTTAAGTCGTCTTGCAACAGGCATTTCGCTCGTTCAAGCATTAACAGTGAAAGCCGTTGAAGCTGCCGGGGCCATTAAAAGCGTTTTTACTTTCACCCCACCAGCAAAGGCGGTTTACGATCTAAAAGAGGGGTTTGATAATCTTATTATATCTGGCGCAAAATGGATAACCTCACAACTTACTGGGACAACACAGCTAACGGTAGCGCAAGAGAAGCAAATCAAGGCAATAGCACAAGGAAACCAAGATCTTCTAGACCTTGCAAAAGCATATAACAAAGAGCAGCTAGAGCGACTTGAATACGATCAGAAGATAGCGGATGCTCAGGGCAAGCTAGCCAAGGCGCAGTCTGACTCTCAGCTGCAAATTGGCCAGGCCAGCATTAACCTTGGCCAGGCATTGATCAGTCTAGAAGATTCCCGCTTTGGCATCATCAAAAGTCGCAACGACTTTGAGTTGAGAGATGCTCAAGAGCGCAAGGCAAGCGAACGAGAACTGGATGAAATTAAGCGCCGGGGTGAAGAGATAGAAGCTGCCGCCATGAGCGCCAAGTTTCAGGGATTGGTGGCACAGCAGGGACTAGAAAGAGATCTGCTGGCATTGAAGCAGCAACAGGCACTTACAGAGGCAAACAGTGAGGTAAGGAAAGCAAATGCAGAGTACAAAAAAGCAGAGCTTGAGGTAACAAAAGCAATCAACGAAAACAACAAAGAAGCGGAAGCCTCGGCAAGAGCAAACCTAGAGATCAAGGATATTGACAGGCAGATTGCCAATGAAAACCTAGGGATCCTTCAGCAAATCCAGCCTATACAGGGCAGGATCGCTGATGCCACCAACGAAGAGGCGATCAATAGGGCCCTTGCTGCCGCCGAGGCCAAGGGCCTACAGCTTGCCGCTGACGGCACGTTCAAAGCTGCCAAGGGCACCGCCGACCAGTTCAAGAGCGTGGGGGACAGCCTGAAGGTGCCGATAGCGCAACAGGGTGCCTTTGCCCAGTTGGCCAAGGATGTGGGCCTCCGGGTGCGTGATACCGGCAGGGGCTACTACGAGATCGGACAGGCTCTGGGCAAGGGGGTGGGGCCCGCTGCGAACGACATCAAGGACTTCATGGGCGTGGCATCCAAGGCCACCGCTGCAGCCAAGGGCCAGGCGGCAGGGCTTAGCACCAACATGGGCAATGCAGCCAACGCTGCAGACAGGTTCTACCGCTCCCTGGCAGCAGCCTCCGGCTTGCCCCCTGCCCGATTCACGGGTGGCCCTGTGGATGCCGGCCAGACGTACCGCATCAACGACGGCCCCAGCGGCATGAGCCTGGGCCAGGAGGCGTTCCTATCAGCCTCTGGCGCCCTGTCCCTGATTAACCGGCCCGCCAACAGCCTGTGGTCGCCCCCCTCCAAGGGCACGGTGATCCCTGCTGCTATCACCAGCCGCCTGAAGGAATCCGGGGCCCTCGGCGGCGGTGCTGGTGTGCTGCGTGGTGGGTCCGATCCGGCAGTAGCCCATCTGGCCCTCGCGGTTGGAAACCTGAGCCAAGAAGTGGCCGAGCTGAGGCGAAAAGCGTGGAATGTGTCGTTCACGGGACGCTCCGATGGATCCGGCTTGAGGCTGGCGAAGACGACAGCGCGGATGTTCTGAGGGTGAACTGATGAGCATTCAGCTCGTCTACGGAGCTTCCACCCTGACACTGCGTTACCTGCAGGCTCAGCCGATCGGGTATGCGGAGACAGAGACGGAGCAGGGGCTGACGGCAAGGCGGTTCAGCGTGGCGGGCCTCTGCACCCCGACGCAGTGGGTGACCACCTGCACGATCTTTGATGCGTGGCAGGCGGCCAAGATCCTGGAGTCGCCCACCATTGCCAGCCGGGCAGTGGGGGGCACCGTGGCGCTGACTTGCTCCGCCCATGGCCGCAGTGTCACCAGCCTGGCGTGCTGGTTCACCGGGGCGCCGGTTGGCGAGACGGTGCAAGGCGGGGCATGGGTGAAGGTGTCGTTCACCCTGATCGATGCAGCGCAGCAGCTGGCGGTGCTGCTACGGCAGAACGAGAAGGCCCGCCTAGGGGGTGATGCCTTCCTGCCCGCCTACGGCACCATCACCCTGGGCACCACCACGCTGGCGCTGCTGGATCAACCCGAGGGCTTTGAGGATGGCCCGACCCTGGAGCCCACTTCTACCGGGGGGTTCGTGGCGCGGGGGCCCCTGGTGGCCAGTGAGGTGCGCACCGTTCGGGGGGTCACCAATTCCGCCGGCTGGACTGCGGTAAAGGCATGGTTTGCTGCCACGATCGCGGCCCGTCCCGGTGCTAGCGAGTTCTGGCCGGTGGGTGAGCTGGGCCTGGAGCGTGATCAGATCGTGTCAGGTGGCGCGGTGGTCGAGCGCTACATCGTGACCGTGAAGCTCAAGCGGAGGGCTGCCTGATGCCGGCCGCACCGGTTGATGTTCGCGCACAGGTATTCAGCAACCTGGGCCCTGTGATCAGTGGGCAGCTATCGGATGATCCGATTGCGCCGGGGGTGGGCCTCCTGCGCACGCAAGGGGAGGTGGTGATCAGCGGCCTAATCCAGCCTGCTCGGGGGACTGAGCTGCTGCTGGGGGTGCGCTCACCCGGGGGGAAGCTCACGCGGTTCCCCAGGCGCCTCCGGGTGATCAAAGCTGATAGCGACCCGATCAACAATGAAACAACCTTGACGGTCGGGTGCCTGCTGGCCCTGAAGTGGGATCTGGTGCAACCGGAGATTTACTACGCCACCGACTACCCAGCCTGGACACCGGTTGATACGGCAGCAGGCTCGACGCCAAACATCTGCTTCTTGAGCAGCGTGGTAGCCGTTGCGCTCGACCGGTGCGGGATCACCCAGGCCACGGGCAACCCTGGGATCACGTTCGCCAAGGCGGTGGCCAGCATCGATCTATCCGGGGGCTACCTGGAGATCGCCAGCCGGATCATTGCGGAAGCGGGCTTCTACGGCTTCATCGATGCTGCCGACAAGCTACGGCTCCGCCGGGTGCTGGTTCCTGCCACTAAGGGGCCGTTCCTGACGATCAACGAATTGCTCACCATCGAGGCGATCGGCAACCCGCCGCCGCCGGAGGAGATCACGATCAGCAATGGTCAGTTGGGCTTGCCTACTGTTCAGGCTTCGCCTAACTACCTGCCGCTCCCAAGTGGAAGCGAGCCTTACACGTGGCTACGTGGCGATGACGGCTATTACGGCGGCGGCGGTACTGGGGGCGGTGTCGGTGCTGGGGGCGGTACTGGCGGTGGCGGCAACGACGGCGGCGGCGGTGGTGATGATGGTGGCGGTGACGGCGGTGGTGATGATGGTGATGACGACGAAGGTACGGGTGGAGGCCCACTTAGGGACTGGATCTTCCAGCAAACGATTAGTCCTGCCGAAACTTTTGCAGTTGAGTACAGGTTTAGAATTGCAGGCCCGCCCGTAAGGTTTGAGACAAGATCTGATTCAGTGAGCTTTGTTTCTGTATCCGAGGTAGTTACCGAGTACGATACAATCAAATGGTTTGATAAGGACAACAAACTACAAAATCAAGATGTAATTAAGGGTACAATATCAACTACTACAACCTGCGTCGGTGCTGCTAACCCTACCCGGTGGAAGTCGAAGCTTGAAGCGGGAAGTCCGGCATTCCCAAGTGCCGTATTAACAAAAATCACTCAAACTTACTATGGCTACCAACTTACAGAGGATGGCCCCATAGAAACAATGGTAACAACGGATGAATACGAACCACGCATTGCCTTTGCCGGTGGCTTGTCGATTGAAAATTACAAAAACATTGACCTTGGAACCGGCAACATCCTGCTTCGCAGAACAATAGTAGAAAAGGAAGGGAATGTAGCTGCTGGACTAACAAAGCAAGCCACGGTCATTTATGAAGCCTGGGGGGCTACTGCGGCCGGGAAGACGGTTGCGGCCTCGATTATGGCTGGCCTAAAAAGAGCAGAGGAGGCCGACCGGATCAGCGGAACCTACACCCTCGTTGATCGCATGAGCGCTCTGGTCTGTCGCGGGGTTGAGAAGACAATCAACATCGGGCGTGGTACGGCCCCGGCCCAGCCGAACAAACTAGACCAGGAGAATGAAAGGCTGCAAGGTGCTCAGGAAAGGCTGAGCACCAACGGTAGCTGGAATCAGTCTGGCCCATTAGGCAAGCCCTATGAAAGCCAGTATGTAGATATGTCGTTTGGCTCCGCTGGAACGAA